AAGTCTTTCATTTTTTTGGGGGGGTCATTTTTTCTTTAATTTTTTTAAGGCTGGAATTTTTACGTTTTATACCCCCCCTCAAAAAAATTTAATTTATATATTATTTTTTGACTCTGCTGGAATCTTTGCCAGTTGCTGGTCGATTTCCGCAATTTGACGCTCGATGTTCGCCTTTTTTGTCGATTTCTTCGTATAGCGTAGCGCCTGCTGCAGTTCTTCGCGGCGTGTTTCCAGCAATTCGCGTTCAACTTCCCTTGCCCGTTCCTTCGCTTCCTCGGCTGCCTGTGGGTCATACCCTGCAGCATGTATCCGTTCCAATGAAGCACGTGCCTGCTGGGCGACTTCGGTTGTGTCCTCTGCATATACATCGTCATCCACAATTTGGGCGCCCTCTGCCTTGACCTCTTGCATCGTGTTATAGGCTGCCTCTAGTTCCTGGCGGCTCATATTAAAAAGCTCGGTCGGCGTGTGCCCTGTATAGTGGGACAGTGTACGTAGCATGACCTTTTCGCCGTATAGGATGACTTTGTGGTCCGCGAATATCATGTCCTCGACCATACATGTCTTACCGTTTTGGCGGGACATCGGTACGACGCCTTCAATCGTCAACCCTCGTACCCCGTCAATCGGTGCCCCGTTCTCCAGCCCTCGCTTCAATCCTTCGGCGGCTGCGTTCGCTGCTGCGTGCATGGCTTCTCCTACCTGGTCGCTCGAAGCGCGTTGTTCCGTGATAGCAGCATAAGGCGCTCGTCCTTCGAATAAGGCACTTGTACGCTCTGCTTGCGTAGCACGTTCCCCGTCTAGCGTGTAACGGCGCTCCATATCGTGCCCAGGCATTGGACCCTTATGCGCTACGACATGTGGATTGTACGGCGTGACCTGGTGCCTGCAGTTCGGATGCCGCGGTATAACCTCGGCGGGATGCTTCCCTATCGCCTCAACGATTCGCTTTCGCTCTTTACGGAGAACATGCTTTCGCCATGTATCGAGCAGCCAATGACCTAACTGCTGGAGACTGTGCCGAAAATTGCGGTACCATTTTGCGATAACTTCTGCAGCTTTCTTCAATGCATTTCGTTTTTCTTCTGTCATAGTAAACCCCTACCCTTCGATTAGTGGACGTGCTTTTACGAGTTCCATTGCCTGGGCTTCTGTAAACCCGACCTTCTTTAGTTCTTCGAATTTGCTCCAGAAAATAAGGGCGTGCTCCGCATTTAATAGCAGCAGGGCAGGTACACCTATTTTAAATTGGTCGACCACCATTTCCAATTCGACTTGCGTAAACTGTTTTTTCTGTGTGGACATTCTTGTCACCCCCTTTCCTTGTCTACGGCGTCGTAATTAATGCCTGCTATACGGAAGCCCAGGGCTTCTAGTGTGTTATAAATACCCCAGGTTACGCCTTTTGCATAGGTTACTTGCTCCAGGTTTTTCGAATCGGCAACCGTGATATAGTGGCGCATGTATTCGTGTATTAAGCGCTCGGCTAGCTCGATTCTGTCGTAATCTTGTAAGTAGGCTAGCAGCTTCTGCAGGTTGTCTGGCGACTCTTTTGCGTAGCGCTGCACCCTTTTTACTTCGGGTATATAGCTTTTAAATTGCATGTATACGGCGCGTTCCAGGCTCCCTGCTGTGAGGGCTGTGTTTGCTAAAATGACACGGACATCGGCAACCACGCTTTCGGGTAGTCCGTGTCCTGTGTACACATACGGCGTAACGGTCATACTAGCAACCCCCTACGACAAAGCTAAAAATATAACGCGTTGCGGCAATCGCTGCAGCAATAAAGATAGCTGCCAGGCATCCTATAATAACGAGCGCTATCCCCTGCCCTGCGTAGTACGCTGCGGTTTTTCTCTGTTTAGTCATCGACGTTGACCCCCTTTATAGGTGATAGCCCTGGACCTGTATGCGCTGGCTTGTACCATACATGCCATTCGCGCTGTACTTTCGAGTAGGGCTTGTTACTAAGACCGCTGTACACGTTCTCGGTATATACGTGACTTGTGACCTGGTGTACGTCCTGTGTGGCTAGTAACTTGTTTAATGCCTCGATACTATCGACAATGGTAAACTGTGACCTTTTCATACAATGACCCCCTTATGGTTGCTTCCCTGTGCCGTTACAGGCAATGCAGGGTATCGTGTGTTCTTCTCCGCCATGTGTAAACGGAGACCCGCCTACACCGTCGCAATAGGTGCATGGTTCTGTTTCTTCTTTTGTTAGTGGCTCCAGCGCTTTAAACTGCTGTAAATCGGCTTTTAAATCGGGCGGCATACTTGCTAGTTTCATAATTTGGTTCTGCAACAAGACTAACGGGTCCTGGTCTGTAAAAGGTGCCAGGTGCACGTCTAGCAGTTGTCGGTACGACTGTAGTTTGAGCTTCAAGGCATATTCCATTTGTGCTAGGTCGGATGCAGAATGTTCCTCGGCTGCACCCCACGACGTACGCTGCACGTATTCCAGGTCTTGTAGTAACAATTCTAAGAACCGACGTATTTGTATGACCGCCGCGTCCTGGCGGGCTGCTTTGTATTGTTCGTCTGTCATTTTCGCACCATCCTTACGGGTCCATATTCGTATAGCTCATAGCGTGTACGCTCGGCGACGGCTGCCTGGGCTACAAACTGCTTGTATCCTGGGTCGGCTTTCTGTACCCCTGCTTTCTTCGCTCGTAGCTCGGCACCGCTGTTTACTTCGGTTGTGATACGTGCCCTCGCGGGTCCTGGCTTCGTGTATGTCTGGGCTTTGTTACCCTTGTCCCATAACGGTGTCCCGTCCCTGTGGATAACATAGACTGTCATACGTCTACGTCCTGGATAGCGTGCCAGTATTCGCGTTGTTGCGTTACTAACAGTGTGCTTAATATGTGGATAGATTGCTCTAGCATGGTTTCGGCTAGGCTGCCCTCTTTCGTCGTGTCAAAGGGTACATAATGCAGGTGTAGCAATTCATGTACTAACGTGATTTCGTGGTCTTGCTCGTCCCAGCTATGCGGTGGGTAGTCTATCGGGTCCAGCAAGTGGATAATCGCGTCCTTTTGCTGCGCGAACCATTTTACGGCGCCGACTTTCCCTTCCATCGGCATGTCATGGCTGCGTGAAATGTGTAGCGTAATCTTCCAGTCAGATAGTCGTAGGCGCTGTGCCCACTCGTTTAGTGACGACTGTGCTGCTGCTAGGTCCTTGTATGTGAATGTCATTTGTGTGTCCCCTTTTCTTTTGGCTGTAGGTCCTGGTAGCCTTTTTTCGTTAGCTTGTAGCTGTATTTCATAATGTAATTTTTGCCGCGTCGGTCCACGAAAGCCGTTTCGACTTTTCCCTCTTTTACCAGGTCACTTAATGCCGTCACCAGGTCTAGTTGCTCGATGCTGCCACCGTTTGCGCGCAAGACCTGCAGCAATAAGGCTTTCGCTTCTTCGTTGAGTGTGCTCATTTGTCGTCCTTCCATTTGAACGCCTTTGCCGTTTTCTGGGTATCGGGTAGGCGTGTTTCTGCAGCGAGTACCGTTTCTGCTACGTAGTCCGCCAGGTATGCGAGTGCTTCTTCTGGACTTGTGAGCGGTCCATGTGGCAGCACTATCTTATACGGCGTTAGTTGTGTTTGTACGGCGTATTGCTGCGTTAAGGCTTCGAGTGATTCCTTGCTAATCATTGTGATGGCTGGCTCCTGGGCTAGTAGATACGGCAGCACGTAGAATGTGCCTGCTTCTTCCCATATCGCTACCTCAAAAGGGTGTACGGCGTTTAGATGTGTGACCGAATCGCTGTAGACACCGCGTATAATCTCCTGGCTGGCTGGTAGTTCTTCCTGCGTTTCTTGTACGTCGCTGGCTTCTTCCCAGACACGTATATGGTCATAGCTGCCCGTGTTAAGGTCGAGCCAGCCGTCGGTACCTCGGTATAATTCGTTACCTAGTGCGATTTCTCTAGTACGCTGCCAGGCAGCCTGTAGGTCCGTAAGCCCCTGGAAAGTGAGCGGGTAGGTGTGTAACCCGACACGTATTTCGGCTTTAATCATGAATTGGTCCCCCTTCTTCTGCGTACACTAGCTGTACGGGTTTTCTTGCGAATACATGAACCGTCGTTGTTTCATGCAAGCTATAGTATTCTTTATACTTTCTGCGCTCGATATTGTAACCTGCTGACTTGTAGCGCTTTTCCAGGGCAGCATAGCCCTTTAGTGGAAAGTGTGCCGTAATTACGCCGTACACCCAGCGTCCTTGATTGTCCTTTTGCTGCAAGCTGCCGCAGTTAACGGCAACGTTGGTAAACCCGTCGGCTAGTTTCTCGGCTGCTGCGATACCTTTTAGTACGGCTGGGTTCTTTGCTGCTTCCTGGTATTCTGCCATGTGTAACGCCCCTTTCTATGGCATATAGTAGAGTAGTAAACAACTAAGTACGCCGATTGTCAGCATAGCGAGTCCCCGCCATACATACGAACGATGCAATTGGTTTTCCAGGTAACTAATGTGTGCCCGCTGGTCATGAATGACCTTGTTATCGACACGCCTTGCATTCTCCAGCGTGGCAACTTCTTCTTTGAGCTGCTGTACTTCCTCTACCATGCCCCGTAACCCCTTTTTCTTTGCTTTTTGGTATGTGTGTTTGTCTCGGTCTTGTTGTTTGTATCTTAGGTGTCTTTCGTAGCCTTTTCCCATCTGCCTACGTGTACCCATGCGGCACCCCCTAGCTTTTTAACATTGCTTTGATTGACGCTTGCCAGTCCTCTGCTAGCACCAGCCCGCCCATGTAAAAAACGATAAGGTTCTGTAGGGCTAGTTCGTTTTCCTTGATTAAACCGCGTAGGACTAAAAACTCGACCCATTCCCTGGGCGTTAGGCGCTCCGCATGGGATAAGAAACACGCCACAGGAAACTCGGACCACTTCTGCAGGAATTTGTCCGCTGGTAACTGCTGGTTAATACATTCCTGGATATACGCTACGTATTGCACCGTATAGATGAATAGGTCATCGACGGAATTACGTACGCCCTCGTCCTTGACTTGTAGCTCGCCACGGCGGAACCAGGTACGCAGGCGGTCCAGTTTCTTTTCGACTTCCCATTTCCATATCGTGGCTGCGTGGTTGTCGATAAGCCCACGTAGGTATCGGTGCTCGTAGTCTGTACTCTTTGCGACGAAAAGCTCGGTCGCGTTTTTAACAAATGTCTCGTAGCCCGCTGGCGGTGCTTCTGCTAGTGTGCGCTCGTAACTTGTCCCTACGAAAATTTTATTGTTTGTCATGTGTGCGTTTCCCCTTCCGTTGTAAGACGGCTTCTATTCTATGGCGCGCTTTTGCTATACGCTCGCTGCAGCTTTGGCAATATTCCTGCTGTGTGGTTTGTTCCTGGCATATACCGCAGTATCGAAGCTGTGTCATGCCTTACGGTCCCCCTTACTGCGTATGCCGAAGCACTCTTTTTGGTACTCGACTTCTCGCGTCACACGTTCTAGTAGGGCGTGCTCGCTTTGTAAGTCCGCTGGGCTTGCGCCCTCTCTATTTACGTAGTGCTGGAGGGCGTGCTTGATAATTTGCCAGTGTTTATATTTCGGTCGGAACATCGGGTATTTCCCCCTTCGGTATTAAGTGCTTTCCTGTCCAGCGGTTCATCTCGTCCACGTCAAACGGTAACGGCTCGATGTTTGGGTTTTCGATATACTTGGTTTCCAGCTTTTTAAGTTCGCTGCGTATACGGTCCATACGTGTAGGTCCCAGCTTTAGGGTTTGCTGTGTGGCATAAAGTGCCATAGCCGTACCGATTTGAAATGCACGGCTATTCATTTCCTCTAGCTCTTTTTTGGAAAACGTCTGGCGTGTATCAAATGCCTGGGCGCTGCGTTGTCGTCTACGGCGTTCTGCTCGGTTCATCGTTTGCGCCCCTTTCTACGGCGCGCTGTCTTGCGTGACTTGTGTAATTTCGTTGTAAGGCATACACGCTGTAGCTGCTCTGGTGGCGCAAAGCCTATAGTCTTAACCCCTTTATGGTCTAGGTACGCGACACGTACATACCCGTCGCCTGCATCTGCTTCGGCTATGACAGGCTTTCGTATGTCGATGTCTAGACAATAGACTAACAATGCATCTAATACGCGGTATTTCGTGCCCATTTGGATGTCTGCCATTTTCATTGTTCGACCCCCCATTTCTTAAAACAGCCATCTAGTAAACTCTGACCGTAACGTGAGAAGCTTTGCGGTGCGTCGATAGCACTTACCACGTCAAAATAGTCATTACGATATTTGTCGACCGACCATGCAATTTCCAGCGGTGCCTCTGGCTTTCCTTGTGTGCCTTGTGGGTCATCGTAAGCCGCAATCATGCCTACGATATACCCAGGATACCTACGCCCTACGGGTGCTGTGTTGACTGCCATTTGTACGTGCCCCTTTCTTGTCCTCTAGGACCTGCTCTGCGATTGCTGCAGCAACGGCAGCCACCTGTATCAATTCGTTGTACAGGTCGTCGGCGTCTGTGTCCTTGCTTGCTGCTGGGACCGTTAACGCGTTGACTGCTTGCGCTACTTCCCCGACTTCTTCCATAAGGATGCCCAGCCATACCGCGTAGGGGTGCCGTTGACGTCCCCACTTCAAATTTTGGTTTTCACGTTCTGCAAATATGTCATATCGCACAGCCTCGCGGCGTTCTTTGTCCTCTTGCTGTTGCTTTGCAATATACGGGTCTTGTACCATTACGCTGTCGCCCCTTTTCGTTGTTGTAGCCATTCCTCGGCGTCTTGTTTGTTACCCCAGCTATACGCGAAGGACCCCTCTGCTTCTACAGGTACAGGGAAATTTTTTAATGGTGCGCGTTCCATAATAGCTTTTACTTCGGTCGCTACCTTTTCCGCTAGCCCTGGCTCGTCCTCTAGTTCGAATATAATTTCGTCGTGAATCTGCGCTATCATGTCTGTTTCGCCGTGCATGAATGTCACTTCTTCACGCGGCTTCTCGTTCCAATACACGGCATATGTGTCCTCGCCGATGCGGTCGTACACCGTATTCTGTGCGCGCTTCATGAAGTCCGCTGCGCTGCCCTGGATAGGCGTATTTGCTGCCTGGCGTCCTGCGCTGCCTCTTGCACTACGGTTCGGGCTGTTAATGTCGGGTAGCAATCGAATGTACCCGTACGCTGTCGTCACGTACCCTTTTTCGCGGGCATCCAGCTCTATGTCTCGCTGGAATTGTGGAATACCTGGATATGTCCCTTTTACGGCGTTCACGATAGACAGACACTCGTCTAGCGTTTTACGTAGCCCGTAATCTTTTAAGAATGTTGATTGTAGCGCGTGTTCTGTACCGCCGTATGATATACCGAAGTTACCAGCCTTTGCGCTTGTACGCTCTGGCTTTGTAATGTCGTTAGGGTTTTCCTTGCCTGTTAAGGTCATAGCTGTACGTTTGTGCATGTCCCCGCCTGTGTTAAACAGTTCAATCATGACGGCATCGTTTGCACGCCAGGACATGATACGAAGCTCGAAGCCCGAAAAGTCGATTAGGAATAACACTTTGCCGTTAGGTGCACGGTAGAAATTCCGTATACCGAATACGTCGTTGTCGACACGTGGCACGTTTTGCCCGTTCGGGTTAAACGAGTTCGCGCGGGACGTCTCTGTCCATACGCCGTAACCTGCGTGAATACGTCCGCTGACTTCGTTTAGATGCTTCTCGCGTCCGACAATATGTGACGAAAGCAGCGTACTGTATTTCTGTATATCCTTTAAAAGCTGGATAAGGCGAAGCGCTGGCTCTTTGTATGGGTGTTCTTTGCGCTGCGCGATACGTATTGCCTGGCGCTCGTCCCGTGATAAATCACCGTTGAAACCTGGTTCGCCGTATTTCGCATCGACGTCAATCGCTTCCCAGCCTTCGGGTAGTGGCACCGCTAGGTACTTTTCCTCGTCAATCTCAACGAGCTTGTTCTCCAGCATGAAGGTCATGTTTATGAGGGCTTCTTCATCCAGGGACGCGCCTGTCTTGCCCCACTTCGCTGCTGGTACGTTCATTAACTCAAAGAGTAAATGTTTCACGTCCGATGTTTTACCCGACTTCCCTGGATTAATCGGTACGTTGAATAGTTCCTCTCCGATACGTGCGATTTCTGCCGCCGCGTTTTCCTGCATGTTCTCGGCTTCTTCTTTTTTGACTTGTGCTAGGTCTGTGTCCCAATACATGCCCCAATATTCCATAAGTCCGATAACCCGCTGGAAAGGCATTTCGATTTCGTGCAGCCACTTTTCGTAGCCTGGTATTTGTTTTGCGATTTCCAGCCAGTATAGATAATGTTGTACGGCGTAGTCCGCATCCTCACAACTGTATAGCAGCCCGTCGCCTTTATCGGCACGTATTTCGTCGAAGAACATAGCGTTATGTTTGTTTAACACGTCTTGGAAGTTGCCTTGTTCGACGCCCAGGAATTGCTTTGTGGCTTCTTTCAAGCCCCATCCGCTAAACGGTTTCTTCGGTACTTTAATTTTGTGAGGGGCGATAACTTGCATACAGCGCACCCACATCATAAGAGGGTCGGCTACAGGCATTTGTATATACTTGCCGTGTTTGGCTGTGTGCTTGGATTCGAAACCCAGGTTTACCGCAATTTTCACGATTTTTCTGTTAGAGAAAAGCAGCCTGTCAACAACGTCCATTACTAAGCGACGTGCGGCTGCTCTATCAAGTGACGGCTCAAAAATAGCCCCGTCCTTATGACTGATGGGTATTGCTCGGCTTTCGTGTGCTGCTGCAGAAATCGACATTGTGCATATGTCCGCTTTCCACGGGTCCAGGTTGACCGATTTAAGCCACTTCTCCAGGGCTTTTCCTTCGATTGGTAGCCCTGTTTCTTCGTCCGTCGGTGGTATACGATGGTTTTCGTCCCCCGACGTCTCATAGTCGAAGCCCGCTAGCCCTGTCTCGGCGCAGCGTTGACAGTACGCCACAAGGTCGGCTTCTGTTAGTATCGGGCTGTAGTCCTTGACCTGCTGTACAGGTTGTCGTGTCCATATCACGTTTTTAAATGGGTGTGCTGGGTCGTGCTTGTTGTCCATAACGGCAGCTAAATTGCTCTGCTGCCGTGGGGTCGGTTGTGCCGTAGGTGCTTTTGCTAGCGTTTTGGGTTTCCCAGCACTAAATAGAGAACCTAGTTTCATGACCTTTCGCCTTCCTTCCATCGTGCTTTTCTTTTTTAGGTAACGCTGCGGGTAGTTTAAAACCCCCACGATGCCCATTCTTACGGCGTTCCTCTCGGTTCGCGTAATCACTTGTGTAGCTGTGTTTACTTTCTGGGTTCATAAATTGTTACCCCCTTGTATAAGTGTTGTATTTGTTGGTTATAGTATTAGTAGTCGTCGTCAACGTCGTCGAATAGCCCTAACTGCATACAATAGGCTATATAGGCATTAAACCGTGGCGTTTTTCGATAACCACCCGAAGTCATTTGCACCATTCGCATTTTCGTTAACATGTTCACGATGGCTTTTGTTTCGTCACGCTCAATTGACAGCATTGCTTCCACGTCGCTTAGTCGTAAATATTTCTGCTGGGCGAAAAGCTTAATAAATTCAAAAAATTTAATGTTTCCGCGTAGCGTGTCGATATTTCGCAGGTCGTTTGTTAACTTTTCATAGCGTTCTTGTGTCATGACTTCCTCTTTCAAAGCCAGCTTTGCGTAGTAATTAAGGGCGCATCCTGGGGCGTTGTATACAGCCTTTAGGTATTCCCCTATAAACTCTACATGCCCGACCCATACCTGGATGCGATTTCCCGATTCGTCCACGCTATGCGTAAGGGACGCGAGTGCTACCGCAAGGCGGGCAACCTTATTACGTTGGTCCGAAGGCGATACCAGCGGCACGTCGTTCGCGTTGCCGTATAACTTACTAAGCATGGTCGACACTTCTAGTATCTTTTCGACGGTGCCTTCCATAAATACCACGTCATCGGCTGTACGTGACCATGAGAATAGGACGGACGCCTTTAGGGTGTCGCTTGTGATAATCGACGGGTAGGTCGGTAGCGTTTGGTTGTACAGCTCTGCTGGAACATCGGTTGACCTCATAAACACAGCGAAGTCAAAACGTCGAATGTCCTCGTTGTTAAACACGTCTCGCAAGCTCTCTACGCCCTGTGCGTAATCAGCTAACCTTTTACCCTTTGGAACGTTCCCAGACAGGATAGCGCGAACCCTGCACGTTGTTTCGGCTGTTACAGCTCGTTTTACTTCGAGCTTGCCATCGGAACGTGCTAGTGTCATTTCGCCGTAGTCATCTTTCGAGATACCCGTGTCCTCGTCAATCCATATCATTTCTTTGTCAGCTAGTGCCCAGGCACCCCAGACAATATACCAGGCGCCGCCGTTACCCGATTGCTCCATTTTGTACGTAAGACCTGTTCGGCTCGTACTCTCTGCGTTCACACGTGTACCTAGCCCTGCGTATTTCATGATTTTCTCAATCAATGCCGATTTCCCTGTACCTGTATCACCGACAACCTTCATTTCTACCCAGCCGCGTATCGGGTTAAGGTCCCACGGCACTCGGAACCTTAAAACAGAATGGTAGGTTAAGAGAACGCCTAGCAATGTCTCGTCACGTTCGACAATATGCGTCACGTTGTACGTAAGGTCTGACAGTACCGCCGTAAGCTTTTCCTCGATGCTGGCTGCTGTATAGTCGGCTGGCTGGAATACCGCGAGCATTTCCTTTACGTCGTCGGTCATCTCGAAGCTTTCTACCACGTCCTGCAACGGCTTCGCATTCTTTAGTAGTATCGTGGCTTCTGCGTTTTTTGGATGCGGGTATACATAGCCCGATACCTCGTAGTATTTATTTTCGGTTACAGGCATATCGCCGATTGCATAAATACGGCGTAATACATAACCGTCGTCGCGTTCTTCCAGGTCGTCCTCTGATTCGCTCGCCATTGGAATGACTAGCATTTCGTTCACGTTCGTTTGTTCGACCACTTCTGTATTAAATTTCGCACATTGTGGAATACCACTAATACTTTTAATAATGTGCTTAATATTGTCGTCGCCGTTCCCAGCCATTTGAATAAGCTCTCTGTCCTGGACGCCCAGGTCCTTGTAAAGCGTGTGACTTGGTATGTCGTATAGTGGGCAATGAGTTTTCTTACAGCCGTCACGACCCCAACAATAGTATTCGATTTTCTTCGGTACGATATACGGCGTGTGTTTTTTCCCAGCTACCATGACCTTTGTTGTGACTAAACTGCCTGTCAGTTCTGCATCGGCTGTCTGTGACAGGTGCATGGACACGGCTTCCTCGTCATCTGCGTGGTTCTTTTTAATGGCATGGCATAAAGGTCCAGCACATGCTACACGCTCGTAGTCGCTGCTTCCTGGGTGTTTCTCGCCGTGTAACGAGCGAATGAAGGCACAGCCGAATTTGTAGTTATTGTCTTTACTGTATACGGCGTCTATAACGCTACGTGTATTCGCTATACGCTGGTCTACCTGGTAGTCACTACCTGCGCTCGTATTTCGGATAACCCATTCCGTTAGAATGTTGGTCGTTTCTTCCTGGGTGTGCCCTGCGTCCTTGTAATAGCAGGCAAGCTGTACGGTTGCCTGGTTGCGGTCGCCTTCTTTCTTCCAGCCGCCGTTAAGAATATCTTGTACACAGGCTGGTGGACGACCTTTCACAAAATGAAATTCCTCTTTTTCGTAACGAGCGTTCGCCGTAGATGCCGCCTGGCTGTATTCCTGCAGCTTGTCCTCATAGAAGGCAGCCGCTGCGTTACGTATACCCAGCGCGTCCTTACGTTCTTTTGTCGTGAATGGTAGCTCTTTACGTGGCATACTTGCCATGTTTTTAATCTCGTCAAGTGACAGGCTGCGAAGCTCGTCTATGCTGATTTCGATTTTAAATAATCGCGTTTTTGCGTGAATCGAGTTAGGCAAACGTAACATACGATACGCCGTATAAACGACTGTATCCAGCGACCGTAGACCCAGCCTGTGGATTGTATAACCTGCAATGTGTTTAAAAGCCTTGTGTAAGTCTGGTGCTGGTTCTATGCCCAGCGCCTGGCTGCTTATGAGTACATGGAAGCCCTTTGACCCCGAAAAATATATGTAGATGTCGGTTTCCTGGACGTCCAGCTCTTGCATGAAAAATTCTACTAGTTTTACCGCGTCTGCCTGGCTGACTGACGGGTCTGGCTCATAATCAAGGTCGAAGTAAAGAGGCGCGATGAACGCCTCGCCCTTCGTTTTGACCTTGTTGGCGAAACGCTGTACCGTGCAGAAAGCGTTATAGTTATTCGCTTCCTGCTGGTACGCGGTGACTTCGCCCACCTCTAAGCGCGTCCATGCTGCGCTTTTCCCGTTCTGGTCACTGTGCCAGGCGTCAACGTATTTAAAGTCCGTTACTTTCGGTGCTTTAGTTGTTGCCATGTCGTTGCCGCCCTTCGTGTGCTATTACTCTGCTGGTGTTTCGGTTGTGCCTGCTGGTTCCACGTTCACTTGTAAGTCGTCGGCTGGGTTATCCGTTAAACCGTAGTCGGCTGGATTGAACAAGCCTACAGGCTCAAACTTCGTACCTAAATAGCTTTCATTGCTGTTGTTTTTACGTTCTTCTGATGTGAAACGCGTCACGACATTATTAATGGCTGTACGGCGTGGGATATTTAACGCTTTGTACTTGCCGTCGAATACTGCTTTTGCGTATTTGCCCCAGCCGATTGTGTCGCCTTTTGGCAGGTCGAATACATACACTAGTGGGCTTTCTCCAGGTGTTAACGTTTCGACAGGTACTAGGTAACATAAGTAACGTAATTGAATATCATCGTTGTTGTAGCGTGAAGCTGCGTCGGGGTTATCTGCCAGGAATGCTCCTAGTGCTTCCTCGGCTTCCTCACGTGTGCGCTCGGCTGTGATAATGCTGCCCTTCTCTGGACTACCATCGGCACCCCATAACATGTAACGCTGCTCGCCTTGCGCCACTACTACGTCGATAGAATCGCCGTAACTAATTTGCTCGTCCGCTGCATCGACGTAGTTCCCTTTCTTGTTCAGTTTTAACCAATCAGCCAGGCGAACATAATCCAGGTCCATGCCTTCGTTGACTTCTAAAAACTCGCGTTGCGTTTGTTCCAGGATGGCAGCTACGTAAGCTGTGCGTTTTTTCGCTACTACGATACCGCCGTTTTGTTGTGCTTGTACTTCCGTTGTTTGTGCTTGTGTTTGTTCTGTTGTCATGTGCGTTATTCCCCTTTAATGTTTGTATTTTTTGTGATGTAACTAATTAATGCAGCTTTCGTGACGCGCTTTTGCTTGTACTTCTTCTCTGGGTCCAAAACAAAATATTCTATCTTGCCCTCGTCCAGCAGCATGTCGACGTACCTGCGAGTGATACCCAGGGCTTCTGCTACCTGGTCTGGGTCCAGCCCGATAGCTGGGTATTTTTCTAGCTGCGCCTCTAACATAGCTAGCTGGTCCTCTTGTGCCATTGGTTGTCCTCCCTTCAAGTGCTGTAATTCATTTAGTATGTTCCGCTTTGTTCTACTATATTCTACTTTGTTCTACTTGTCTACTAAAAATTTTATAATTCGACACGATTTTTCTGCCGCATTTTTCGCACGCAGCTTTCGACACTATTTTTCTACCGCATTTTTCGCGTCACGCTGCCACGATTTGAATTGCTCATACTCGGCAGCCGTAACCGTTTTGACCTTGTTAGTATGTTCCCACTGTTTCGTATCGGTATACACCATACGGAAATGCTCGCCGAATACAGGGACATGCTGCTCGATTTGGTCGGCTAGAATCTCCAGCACTTCTTTTAATTCTGGGTGCGTCTTGGTTAACTTGCTTCGCATATGGTACACGTAGCGCAGGTTAAACAAGTCGATTTTCCATAAGGCGTTACTTGCCATACCGATAGGCATAAGCCCACGTTGTACGTCGCGGTCACGTCCGTTTTTGGCTGGGACCTGTGCGTACTTCTCCAGCACATAGCCGAAGGGTGTAAGGCTATACGTTTGCCCTTCCCTTGTTAGGTGTGCTGGATACTGCCCCATAGGTCGTACGTCGTTTGCTTCGTGTGCCTGGTTGATTAATGGCAGCGCCTCATAGAAAGGAATGACCTTCCCGTTATACCACTCTGACAGCTCCACAGAAGCGATTTCTGCCAGGCGGGTACTAAATCTTGTAATGCGGTTATTAAACGCTATGGCGTGGCTGTCTAGGTCGTCCTGTGCGCCTCTATGTAGCCCCTCTGTGAAAAAGCTCACGTCAATGTATTTCATGAGCGTGTGATGTGTAAACTCGCCCATAGCGTTATCCTTTGTGAGTCCCAGCAGGCGCTTAAACTCTGCGACGTCCTCGGCGTAGTTACCTGTTACCTTACTGTTACGCTGTGTACGTTCTCTTTCGACCCACATGGCGGACTCTAAATTTTGTTGGTACTGCTCCTGGCTGTTCAAAAACCCTTGTGCATTTGTTACCAGCCATATAAGCTGTTGGATTTCCTGTGCCTTTTCCCAGCTATAAAACTTCCCTTTCGACATACGTAGCGCCATGATAGCGTCCTCATAGCCGCTGACCTTGAATAAATGTATTTGCATATTATCGTTCCCTTTCTACCTCGACGCCTTCGTCTAGGCGCAGCGTTTTTCCTACGGGCAGCATGTCGATGTCTCGGCGCAACGTGGACTGTTTGAAGTCCATCGGCAGCCCTTCGACTAAGTTGTCGTCAATCGTTGCCAGGACCGCCGTAGCGCTTGCCTCGCGGAATGTACTTTCGTGTACACTGACTTTAAATAGTTTTCGCATATAGTGCCCCCTTATTCCGTTTTTGCTGGCACTTCGTCCCATTCTGTGACTTCCAGCTCTGCGCTGTATGGACTGCTGTAGTCGCTGCTTGGATACTCGATGACCTTTGCCCCTGGTATAAATTTTTCGATAGCGATTGCCACGTCTCCAGGTGCTTGACACTGACGGTCGATGTAATCACAAAGTTTTTCGACTGTCATGGTATCGACGTTCTCTGCAGGTAGTTCGACAACCGCCTTACGCTCATAACGTACCTGCTCGGTAAAATCAATTTGTAAATGCATACCTTCACCCCCTGCCTGTTACAATGTCGTAATGTTCTTGCTTCATCCATATAAAGCCGCCTGCTTGTGCTTGCCCTTCTCCGTAACGCTTGCTACCTATACAGCGTTTTATAGCAGAATGCCCGACCTTCGTTGCTGTAGCTGCTGCGTTAATGTCTGGGTACTTCCCTACGACCTTGCCTGTGAGTCTATCAATTTGAACCACAGGTATAGATGTAAGCTCGCTCATACTATCACCCCCTTTACATAGGCAGCCCAGAAAATAGCTCCGTAGTGTTTAAAAAGTCCTCGATTTCCTGCGCCTTGTTGCGTTTCTTCTTCGGCACATGCAGGTCTAATCGTGTGTACACCTTACGGCGTGAGTAGTATTGGTCCTGGAATACACCGACCTCAAAGTCCACATAATCGAACCATGTTGCCTTTTTATCTGGGTTGCCTGGGTCTGGGCGCATGATACGTCCGATTTCCTGCTCCACCGATGCCCCGTTACGTGTCCCTGCAGCGTCTCCGCGTTTAGGTGTAACCATGTGCCCTATGTTAAGGTGCGGTAGGTCCAGCCCTTCACGTGCTAGCTGCGTGGCGAATAAAATGTCGATTTGTTTTTCGGTCGCCTGCTGCATGATGGTTTTTCGCATGGTTGGCGTGACCTGCCATGCTGCCATTTCCTCGTCGGTGTATTGCTCGACCTGTATTTCCAGCCTTTTTAGTCGTTCATTGCGACGTACACCTGGGTCCCCTTCCTGTGCGTGGTGCTCTGGCTTCAAGACCTGCCATGTGTATTTTGAGATACCGCCGTGTACGACTGCCATGCGTGGCACTACGCCGTAACGTTCCATTGCGATTTTCTCCACCAGGTCACGCAGCACGAAGCAATAACGTACCGACTCTGCCAGGACAATGCTGTAGTTGTTCGCTGCATTGTCGAGTATCGTTTCTGCGACTAACTTTGCGCGGGCTTCGTCGTTGATTAAATCTTTCATTAAGCCCGTGTAGTCCATCATTTCGCCGCCTGCATCGACGTTTTGTAGGTCGTCGTCTAGGTCGCTGGCTTGCTCTTTATCGAATGCCGTATAAATGAATCGTATTTCTGGCTTGATTAAGCTGCCGCTTTCATACAGCCCGTCGCGTGGTATTTCGTAAGCGATTGGACCGATACCCTGTAATAAGTAAGCCTCTAGCTGGTCCTTACGGTCTGGGGTCGCTGTGACCCCTAGCATATTCACGGCTGGGAATTGCCCTGCTACGTCGATAAACGCAGGCGCTGGGAAATGATGCGCTTCGTCGACAACCACTGTGCCGATAATGTCCTTTAAGCCTTCAATGATATGCGGGTTCTGCTCCAGCGTTTTTATGCTGGCAATAATCAGCTTGCCGTCACCGTAGTCACGTTTACCGTCACCGATGACACCGACTTTACCGACCCCCAGCAAGTATTTTTCGGCGTTCGCTTTTGACTGGTATAGCAGGTCCTTCGTGTGCGTTAACCACAAAGCAGGGACGCCTTTTTCTAAGATGTATTTCATGCCCATAAGTGTTTTACCACTACCTGCAGGGGCTACTAATACGGCGTTTTCCTTCTGTACAATGGCGTCGATAGCTGGCTCCTGGTAGGCTCTAGGCATGTATGCAGGATTCCAGGGTCCGAAGTTAACAGGCTGCCCTAACGTTTGCTGTTTTTTGATAACCTTTTTCGGGTCCAGCCCTAACGTTTTTAGGATTCCGTGTAACCGTTCCTCGAAGCCTCTAGGCGCGATTAAGTCGCCCAGGTCATAAAAGTACAGCTCTAGTCGTTGCGATAGCCCATAGGTCGGCTGGCGACGTTTTTTACGGGCTGCGTATGCAGGGTTGTCGAGTGTGAGTTCTTTTGTGATGGCAGCCTTTAACGGGACGCTCGCCCCGCGTATGCGAATATTGTTGGTTATAAAGATTTGTAGCATGTTAACAACTCCCTTAAATCGTATCGTCGTTTCCCGTCATCTGACGGCAATAGTGGTATTTCGACACATTTTATTTCCTGGGACATAAATTCCTGCAATGTGATGTATCTGCGTCCTTTGTTGCCCATAAAGTGAATGGCACTTATTAAGCGAAACCCGTATACGATGTCCCTGCCTTTGGCTTCGTTATGAAAGTTAACGAATACCATGCCGTAATTACGCTCAATCACCTGGTCGAAGTCCAGCAGCCCTTTAAGCTGTGACGGGCGTAAATACGATAGCTGGAATTTGTCGCTTTGTGTACGCTTGTGCTCTGCTAAAATATTGACGTTCTCCAGCAGTACAATTTCGTCCCCTGGTCGGTTCCCGCCGCCACCGTCGGGTATACGGAACCGCCATACGTTCGGTAGTAGCCGCCAGCTACGGCGTAGCTCGTCCTGGAACGATTCGCCGCGCTGTTGGCGTTCTTTCTGTAGGTTACGTCTCTGTGTCATAGTTCCCCCCTGTTACGGCGTTCTATAAACTCCGCGGCTACTTCGTAGTAAACAAAGGTATCAGTTTCATAAAAACCATGTAGCAGCTTCGCTGGTTGATAGCTAGGTACGAAAACTCTCGGATAGTAGTCGTTTATCTTTAGCGCCATAAATAGCGCGTGTTCTTTGTCGTCACTGTCCTGTAGTAATTTCACTAGCTGTTTTCTAATATCAGCTTTCAACATAGCATGTCACCTCTGTGTTATCGTGGCAGGCACGCTCTACGCCCTCTACGTCGATAATAATGTCGCCCGTTCCGTCGTTTGCCCAGCGCGCGCTAACAATGCGGTGCACGATTAAATGGTGCTTACGACCGTTTACTGCATACGTTACCGTATGACCTATGCGCGTTATCTGCGTGCCTTTTACGAAACGTAAAAACTTGTAAATCATAACAGTTCCCCCTCTATGGTCACATGTAGGGCATCCAGCGGTAGGACCATACCATCGCCCCCGCTTACTTTTATCCATCGAATGGCTGTGACTTCGTGCACCTGGACTTTTACAGGTTCAGTCGTTTCAGATGCCATAACCTCGTATACACAACCAGCCATCGGAACGTCCTGCCCAGGTGCTACGATAACGATAAACGGTTGCCGATTCATATACTGTTACCCCCGTGTGCATCCTCTGACGGTTCTACCTCGCTGCCGCATAGGTTACATGTACAATGCTGCGGACCCTGGGTAACTGATACATTGTGCTTACAATTCACACAATAGCCGTACTGTTGCTCTGTCATACGCGTTTACCCAGCATGTTTAACAGCCCTGCTTGTACCGCTGCTTTCGCTTGTAGTAAATCGCCTGCACGTACTGCCGCTTCGTATTCGTCCTTTGCCCAGAATGCTTTTTTCTCAATCTGCAGCAACTGACTTTCCACCTCTGCTAGCTCCTGGCGTTCTTCCTTCGCTGCCATACGCGCAAACGCTTTGCGTGATTCCTCATTCGACAATGTGACTTTCTCGCCGCCTACCATTGCGTATTGACTGCGTGCCTCGCCGCGAATCGACATAAAAGCCTCTGACTCTCGTAATTCGATAGCAGTCTCTAACTCTCGTTTACGTTTAATAAGGTTAAGCTGGTCGCCGTACACTTGCTCGCGCCCTTTGGCTTTCTCTACGATGTCCTGTGTTGCCGCCTCTAGCTGTAGGACCGTGTCGCGCAGCTTATCACCTGCAATAACAGGGTTATACTCGCTCGGTATTAATGGTAGCGCCGTGCCTTGTAGTAATTGCTGTGCTGCAGCCTCTACACTGTCTTGCCCGAATGTTTGAATTAATGTTGTTAAGTGCTCTTTTACTGTTGTCATGTAAGTGGTCCCCTTTATCGTTTAATGTGCCCTTGTACTACCAGGAAATAGCCTGCTATTGGTATGCGGTTTTCGTCGTATTCTGTGACCCGTTGTAGGGTATACGAACCGCATTTCTGACAGTTAACCTTCGACGTGTGGACATCGAACCATTGAAAGCCTAACGTCGCTAGGTCCTCGCTGTCTGGGTGTACGTGTCCGCATTGCCCGCATCTCCAGCGCTTATTCAAATAAGGCACCCCCTGGCGCTGGTGTAGGTGCTTCCACGTAGCGCTTATTGGATAACTCTCTTAACTCGCCCATTACGCGTTTTTCTTCACGCATTAGTATTGCGTATGCCACCCCGTCGCGTTGGTCCTCTAGTTCGTTTAGCGCATGGTTAATGTCCTGCACTTCGTTTTTCTTACGTTCGAGTTCTCTAAAAATGTCGTCCCCTGTCCATACTGTATTTGTCATACTGTTACCCCCTCAATGTCGACGCCTTCTAGTTCGGCGGTCGGTATATGTTTTAGGTCCTCATAGTGCTGGGTCAAGTCATGCAGCTTTAGTACGCCGCTGTCTACCCCTTTCGGTAGTCGTTTTGTGTACGTAATCACAATTGCCCCTGGTACGACCTTCGCTGTTACCTGGAAGCCTCGTAACTTCTGCATGAATGGTTTCAACGTGTGATAGTCAACCACGTAACCCAGCAGTTTGATAGGCAGGTGTGTGCCTACTGTGTACCATGTTTGATAGTGGGCATGTCGAATACGTGTAGCGCGTTCTTCTGCTGTTAGTTGCTGGTACTGCAATCCTCTAGCTGTATACTTCTTTACGAGCTTTGCGTGGGCGATAGCTGCCTCTTGTTTGCGTTGTTTCATTTCTTCTTTAACTTTTGGTATGCCACCGTTAACAATGTTTATCATGACGTCACCTTCAATTTCGCATCGTTGATTTTATCTAATGCCAGGCGTACCACGTCGGACGCTATGCCTTCGGCTTCGGCTACCTGTTGGACAATTGTATCAACGTCCAGGGCTGCAACCTCGCCACCGCCCAGGCTTTCCGATAACTGAAACGCGAAGCTCTCCATTGCGTATTGTCTTTTTTGCTCCGCTTCGATACGGCTACGGTCCAATACTTCGACACCAGGCGCTGCGCTCTCCAGCGTTAGTAGCTGTATGTCGCAATTCTTGTCTGGGAATACCTCGATTAAGGCTACCCGTATCGGGCGCTCGATTTCCGCTACCGAAGCTGATAGACGGGTCGGGCTGCCACAATTGATAAATATTTTCCCATCGGCTCTATGGAATACGCCGTAGCCTGTATGGTCGTGTCCTGTTAACACTAGGTCGGCAGTCGTTTCGACTTCCTGTACCAACGTGTAACGGTCAAACGGTGGCTTGTGGTCCAGCAGCATACCATGTGCTACGTGTATGCTAAAATACTCTCTTACGTTTACTTCTGGGCTGTACCCATAGCCCTCGCGGTCCATCTCGGCTGTAAAGGGTGTAAATGTTACAGCTACCTGCACATCGTCATTATGAAACACCGTAAAGTCTAACGGGTCCTGGATAACGTAAAAGTTAGGGACTAAACGCTCCAGCAGGGCTAGGCTTGTACGCCAATACGTGGCTAGGTTGTAGCTGTACAGGTCGTGATTTCCTGGCGTTGTGTACCAGGGCTTTACGCTCTCTGCGAATATGTCGGCAAACTCTAGCAATACCCCTGTGCTTACCTCTGGATTGTCGAATATGTCACCCATGCATAGAATCGCCTCTACGTTGTGCTTCACAGCCAGGTCGTTGATTTCGCGCAGCTTGGCTTTTAACGCCTCTTTGTAATTGTCTGTGCGGTTCCGTGGGTTCGTCCCTCGTATATGCAGGTCGCCCACTTTTAGAAAGCGCATTAGTGTACCCCTTCTGCGATAAGTGCGTCGCTTTTTTCTGCTGCTGGGGCTTCTGCTTTCACAATACGCTCGATAGTAACCTCGCCTGTATCATGGTGCAGCGTGTAGTCTCCAGCCTTTTTATGAATGTCGATACCTGCCGATGCTAACGCTGCGTTAAACGCGACTACCTTTTTGTCCTCTGCGGCGTCGTAACGCTCTTTGAATAGTACTTCCATACGCTGCGTTACCCTTTTGGCTTCTTCATCTACGAAGGCGTGCATTTCTTTTTTTACGGCTGCCAGCTCTGCTTTTGCTGCCTCTACGGCTTGGATTGCCTCTTTCGTCGCTGTTCCGACAGGTACTTCCTCAATTTTTGCGCCTAGTGCGGCAGCCGCTATTTTTGCTAAACATTTTTGACACATAGTTGGTGTCCCCTCTCCTGGTTAAATTGTTGTGATAACACTTGCACCGTTTTTACGAGTAACGCCGATACTCACGTCCCCGATTTCGGCTAGGTGTATGTTGTGTGTGATTAGATTAATTTGTCGATTGAATTTTTCGCTATACGTTTTTAAGAAGTATGCGAGGTTCGGTTGGTATTCTTGCGAAACGTGCTTGCCTACCTCGTCCATGAAAAACGGACCCTTAACGCCTGTCAACTCTCCTACCGCTAGTCGAAGGGCTAGGCTTACCACGTCGGCAATACCGCCCCCGCGGTCATAATCTGGCGGCTTTAACTGTGTGACAATGCCTTCACTCTCTAGGAAATACTCGGCTATCGGCTGATTGCTTTTGGTGTCCAGGTGTATAAAAAATCGGTAGTCGTGGTCGAATACGACTGTTAGTGCCTGGGTCACGACGTCCTCTATGTGGGTTTTCGCTTTCTGACGGGCGAAGTCACTTGTACGCTGTAGCAATATCTGCACCAGGTCGTATACTCCTAGTTTTTGCTCGGCTGCGTCCCAGGCTGTGCGTGCTGCTGCCTTTTGCTCTTTGAGTAGGTCACGCTGCCCCTCTTTCGCGGCTAGGCGCTGGGACGATTGCCGTAAATCGGCTTGTATTTTCTGTAACTTATACATGATGCGCCCCCTATACCTGCGGTATTAAGCGTTCAACTTGTTCTAAATCGGCGTTGACCTTTGCTTCTAGCTGTATGATTTCGCCAGTAATCGTTTCGGGCGTAACGCCATGTTGCGTCATTTCTTGTACGGTTTCCTTCACTTGCTGTTCAGCGGCTGCCTTTTGCGTTTCTGCTACTGTTTTTGCCTGCTCTGCTTTGCGTAGGTTTGCTTTTGCTGCTTCGATACGTTGTTGTGGATTCATTTTTGTTTACCCCCTGGTTTTTGGTTTCGTTTTAGTCCTTCGTAATGTGGTCCATGTTGTCTAAAAATGCCTATCTCTCGCTCGGCGTCTGCTTGCTCTCCAAAGTAGCCCAGGCTCCAGCGTTTACCTTCGTAAAACCCTGCAGCGTGCCACCTGTTACTTGCCTTGTGGTGGTAGACACCTGGTACGTCGCTACGCTTTTCTTTCTCTGGCTTTCCACGTACCCTGTCTGGGTCCTTCGGTGTTTGAGGCTTTGCTTTCTGTTTAGGTGCTGCAGGCTTTGCAACTTTCGCTACTTTTGGTGCCTTTGGTTTTTCGACCTTCGGCGGTTCTGGCTGTGCTAGCTCTGTGATATTGCCGTCCTTGTCGATAATCTGCAGGTTACTTTTTCGGTAGTCCAGGCTGTTGCCATTCTTGTATACCAGCGTGCTGCTTCGTGGTATATCGCCAACGATTTTCTTATGGATAAACTGCTGCCCCGATTCTTTACAACCGCGTGCTAGTGGTCGTCCTTTTTTGTCCTTGAACATGACGTACTGACCCTCTACGTCGATAGTGTCAAAGTCCTCTGTATCAACAAAGGCGCTAATATTTCCCTGGCGCGTGCCTATTACAATTTCGATATAGGCGCCGTGACGTATTACGGCGTTTCTCAATGGTCGTGACCCCCTTCTATTGGTTTCTCGCAAAGTGGGCACATCGTTAAACCGTCCCAGGACGTCGATAGCGCGTTTTTAGCTTCTTCCCATGTATTTATAGCAGCGTCGTAGTTACGCGTCGCCTGTGACCTGGAAAGTAGGTTTAATTCATGCTTGCGGTGTATGCCCTGTAAAATGGTTAAGCGTGCTTGTGCTTTTGCGATTTCTTGCAAGTGGTTTTCTGCTGCTGGTAACTGTGCGAAATTTTCCATGTGCAGTTGCAACCCTGTTAAGGTCGTCCATGCGCGGGAATAGGTCTCCGCTAGATTTCTAAGCTGCTGGACTTTCGTGTGGTTTAACTCGGCATTCGTTAGTAGTTGCTGGGCTTCTTCCAGCCCTTTTGTGCTTTGTAGTACGCGGTTCGCCGTAGTCATCACCTGGGCTGCTCCTGTGTACGTTGTTTCGATGCGACGTAGGTTGCCAGCACGGAACATGTCTTGTTCGACCTGTGCCACTTGTGCGCCTAGCCCGTCAATGGCTGCCAGGCTTTCGATTCGCTGGTCTAGCGTTCGTACGTCGTTGTTTATACGTATGAATTGACTGTACAAGTTTAGCAATGTCGAATGGCGCCCCTGTGTAGCCTCAATGCCTGTTAGTGTGTCGATTAACAGCGGCACGCTTGCTAGCTTGTCTAACTGTTCTTGGTAGTAGACTAGCCCCTCTTTTACACGGGTGTGCTGCTGGGCTAGGTGTTTTAGGTTGTCGATATGCTCGACGTCTTTGGCTAGTTGCTCCACTTGACGCTCGCATAGCGTTAGCTGTTCTCGTAGGTTGTCCAGCTCTATAAAGTGCCCTAGCTGCTCGTCTACGCGGTTCATATCACGCTCGGCTTGTGCGCGGTCCTGGCGGGCTGCGTAAGTATCTTTCGATACGTCTTTAATCGCAACGTCCACGGCTTCGGTGCCTGCAATTTTGCCTAGTATCTTAGCGCCTGCGCTGGCGGTTTCGCTGATTAAAAACGGTGGGTCTAGCTGGAATGAAAAGTTTAATGCTGTTGTAAAGTCCCCGAAGGTCTGTTTTGCAATTTCTAGCGCCTGGGTTACTTCCAGCGGTACTTCTGATTTTTCGAATGGTTCGGGTATTGTCGAAACGTGGTACGATGTTTTACCCTTGCGGCGCCGCTTGGTGACTTCGATGCCGTTCGACATACAAAGGGTCACTTCGACCTCGCCGACTTTCTTGTTTAGGAAATGCTCGCCTTGTGGTTCGTTGAATGCTATCCAGCGTACAGCCCTTATGATTGCTGTTTTACCGCTGTCTGTGGGTCCCGTAATTACGTTAAGCCCAGGACCTAAATGTATTTCGCTGTCCTCATGTGCCTGGAAGCCTTTTATTCTCATTTTTGCAATGTATAACGCGCTCATGCTCTGGGTGCCCCCTTGTGCATTGCGGCTAGCTTCCCTAGCTCTGCGATTATGTGGGCTGGTTTACCTGCAAGGGCAATCCAGCAATACTGTTTCTTCATGCAATCCCTCTTTTCGTAAGTATTCCGCTTTTCCCGACCTTTAGCGGTAACGTCGGTCCGAATGTTGCTGCATCATGCTGTAGTATTCTACAATGTTCTACTTTGTTCTTGCTCTGTGTTCTATACTATTCTACCTTGTTCCACATGTCAACAACTTTCTACAAAATATTTTTGGTTGCCTGTTTTTGTCGAAACAAAAAACCCCAGCGGCTGCTGGGGCGTTACATGGCTATTCATAAATGGGCACTTCTCGCGTTTCTGACTGTGCACGGGTTTTCTCTATCAGCACGTGGACCTCTTGACCGCCTAGCACCGATGAAATGTTACCGTATGCCTGGTCTTTGTATTCCTGCTCTAGCTGCTCCTGCAGTTCTTTTGCGCGACCGCTGCGTGCTGGGACCACTTCTACACACTCGTAATTGTCGTAATACCAGCCGCCTTCCTCTGGACCGCCGTAACGGCGTGTCACATGATAGACATTCACATACAATTTTTCGATTGTCATATTAATTCTCTCCCTTGTGGTTACGTTGTGCCTTGCGCTGTGCTCTTAAATCTACCTTGTAGGCTAGTTGCCATTCATAGGTGTCTACTAAATCTAGCCAATCCTCACAGTTCATAAATTGGTTACGAAAATTCTTGTACCCTTCACCTTTTGGTACTAGGTAGATACTAACTTTTGTAGTCTCTAGCAACCTATCTGGATTCTCGAACGCCTTCACGACGTCATACGGGTCCTTAAAATTCTCGACGTATGGACCATATCTGTTTTCCTCTACCCATAGGGCGCCTTCGCATACACCACCCATACGATTGTTTATCGTGTCATCTATCGCTTTTCTTACATCTGGCATATCAATTCGCCCCTTTATTTGACGCTGCAATCTCCAGCGCTTTAATGATTTTACTTGCGATTGGTTCCCCTACATATACGTCCATATACGACCGACTTGTGCCGTTAGCTAGTATCTTGACCTCGCAACTATCTTCCATACTTTGCACCGCTAGACTGTCCAGCACTTCGTATAAATACACGTCGCTGGCGGGTCCCTTCACAGGTGCTAGCACACGGTAGACGTTTGACTGATTCGTGGCTACCAGGTTGCCTGCCTCTATCTCTAGCTCAATGCGATAACGCAGCCCGTATTTGTTGTCCTGGGCGTCTAGTTCGTCACACTCGGCATTAAACGTTTTGATAACCGCCATTGCCCTATCGAAAGAGAGGCTCTTTCGAAGAGTATCTATTTTTTCGTACGTACGCGTACGGCGTTTCGTGTACATCGCTAGCTTGTGTACGTTCTCTATCTCGAAGCAATCAACCGCTAGGCGGTCGACCTCTCTTGTGAGAAGTCGCGCCCTGTGTAACATTTTTAAAAGGGTATCTGTTCTAGTCATTGTAGTAGAAACCGCCCTTCTTCTTTCATCGTATACCATTCCTTGCGCCACTCTAGTAAAGTCTCTTGCCCGACGGTCTTTCTTATATCAAGTTGTCGTAAAGCGTATTCTACGCGCATTATTTCAAGGTCCCGTATATGGTTCCAGTGGTCGACCTGTGCCCCAGGTGTGCTAGACCACTGTAGCGAGTCGTCCCATTCTTTATGTAGTGCGTCGATAGTTTCCTTTAGGTCTGCGCGTTGTTTAATCAAGTCAAAGTATTCAAGTTTTAATGTATTTAACATAATGTTAACCCCTCTCAATTGGTATACCCTTAGTATAAAAGTTAAATATATAAAAGTCAAACGTTTAAATTTTATATTTTTAAATTTTATTTTTATAGGCATATCGGGCATGACAGATATGGGTCCATGTACCTCTCCCCCACTCTCGAAAAACTTGTCCGCCTCTCTTTTGAGTGGGTGGGGCGGTCCCCTTGTCTGGGGTAGGGGACTGCATTGCCCTGTAGACCCATACAAAAAGACCCGTACGGCGTACATCTAGTAAACGGTGGGGCGCTGCTAGTTAGTCATAGGGGCGAAGTATACGGCGTATAGTGGGGTAACATTAAAACAGGGGGGTTTCCCAGCACATGGAATGGGCACAACTGCTAGGCATGATAGGGGCATCGTTAGCGATTATCGGATGGAACATGGAAGAAGTCGAGGTCGAAGAAGAAGTAAAGGGCAGACGTAAAAAAGGGTCGGACGATGATAGCGAACCAAAAACAAAATGGGTTATCGTTAATTGGAAATAAAAAGAACGCGCAGCCTGGACTTACAGGTCTGCGCGTTCTTCTTTCATATGCTCGATGATATAGTCAGCGCTGTAGGGTTCGCCGTCGGATAAATAGAACAGGCGACCATGTGGCGTATAGTGGTCCAGCCATAAACATTGTTCACAGGCGAAGTTTGCCGCTAGTTTACATACGTGGGGACTCTCGAAACCATCGACTATTGCCTGGTGGATAACGTCAAAATGTTTTGCGATTAGTCTATCAATTACTGTCATTGGAATGACCCCCTTGCATAGCCGTTACAATGGCATCGACACGTTGCATAGTATCGGGGTGGGCTGCGCGGTATAGCTCCAGCATTTCGGCTAGTATTTCACGTTGCCCCGTACCTTTTCCTAAAACCGTGGCTAGGGTGTCTAATGTGAGTTTTAACTCTGGTTTAATCTTAGTACCATAGGATACCAAGTTTTTGCTTTCTGGGTTTGCAGGTCTTGCCATAATTGAATCGCTCCTATTCAAAAATTATTATGTTTAAATATTTAACTATTTATAATATAAACGTTTAAATATTAAAAGTAAACCCTCCAGCAAAAAATAATATATAAATTAAATTTTTTTGAGGGGGGGTATAAACTACAAAAAAATTGCCCATTCTAAAATTAACAAAAAAGTAACCCCCCTAAAAAAATAAGAGACTTATATATTATATCTATTATATATATCTATATATTATATATATTTATATATATTTATTATTTATATATATAGTTATATATAGTATATATACTTATTTAATTTTTTAATTTTATACGCTGGAAGTTTTTAGGCAAAACAAAAAAGCCCCAGGTACTAGACCCAGGGCACCACTAAAATACACACACATAACGCCAGGTAGGGGACTGCTCCGTCTACCTGGTTTTTCTTGTTCAGTTTAGTAAAAGCTTAGGACTTGTTACGGTCCTGGTTAACCCCGAATGTACTGTAGACGCCTGTCCCCATAGCCGCGTAAGCTACCAGGTCGACGAACATACGAAAGTCCTCTTGCTGGATAACTGCCCAGCCGTAGTATAAAGCCGTTTTTGAATACGCCGTGTAGACGAACCCCGCTGCTGCAGCTAAAAATAATGGGTTTTTGACACGTTGTACGAAGTTAGCACGTTTTTGTTGTACGGCGTTCTTTTTGTTTGGCATGATAGAGTCCCCCTTAGGATGGTATTGTTTCGGCATACGCTAAAATCTTACGGCGTTGCATTTCTTGAATCGCATTACGTGCAACGGTTTCCGACGGGTAGGTGCCTGTAACAAAGCGCCATTTAGTGCCCGCTGCCTCGATGCGTACGTATTCTGGCTTCGCAATGCTGTAAGTGCCCAGCGCCTTACGTGCCGTTTCTGCTTCGGCTTTCGTGTTGTAGGTGCCCGATTGCACACGATACAGCTTGCCGTCGCTAGGACCCACGGCTGTCGGTCCTTTGTCTTTTACAATGAGCTGCACTTTCATGCTGCTGTTAGAGGGTACACGCACTTCGCCCTCTAGCTTGTAGCCTGCAGGGGCTTTCCAGGTAGGTGATACCTCAAAGTGCGGCTGGTCGGTCTTGCCTGCAGCCACCCAGCTCGATTGCCCGCCCCATGTAATGCCCAGGCGTGCAGCGATAACCCCGACGCGTTTTAGCGTGTTCGCATCGTATAGCGCCTTTGGCGGTGCTACTGCAATGTCCCAGGCTCTACGCGACGTATGGTTACTAGAAGTGGTCCAGGTTACTTTTGATAGTTTTTTACCGTTTGCGTCATACAGGATAGACCGCCCGATTTTCCATAGATAATCTTGGCGACCCTGGCTGCGGTACGTTTCTGTGATAAAAATGTCCTTAATACCCGCCTTATAGCATTCCTGGAACAATAAACGGCAGGCTAGCTCCGCCGCGCCTGTTAACTCTCCTAAGTCCCTGCAGGTAGTTGTTACACTTGTCATGTGGTCGTGCCCCTTTCATGCTTAAATGATGATGGATACCAGCGCAATGATTGCAGCGATAACCGCGACAATAACGCCCGCCCATGCTGCGAATAACCCTTTGTTGTCCCGCTGGTTGTCTTTTAGCTCCTGGATTTCCTTGTCCCGCGCCCTAAACATTTCGGCAACCTCTGGACGGGTCGGGTAGGACTCCAGCATTTTGTCTACTTTGCTTTCCATACGCAGTATGGCATTGTTTGTTTGCTCGACTTGCACTTCCATTTTTGCTAGGCGTTCTATCTCGGTCGTGGACGTGATTGTCACATCTGCAGTCATATCGCCAGCTCCCTTCATGTAAAAAGCCCCCAGCGTAAAAGGCTAGGGGCGGTTTAGATTATTTCGGCTCTGGAACGACGGTTGTCACGTAATTCATTGTGTCGTCGTATTCTTGCTGCGTAATGTAGTTTTTCGCTAGCGCTGCGTCGATTTCCGACTTTGGAAACATCGTTGCGGCATACTGTTTTACAGGCTCCACGTAATGTGCGGGAATCTCTGAAAGCTTTTCTTGTCCCCAGTTGTAAATACTTCTTGCGTACGGTCCTACACGGAATGGATAAACGGTTGTCATTGTGTCATGCCCCCTAGTATGAAGTCCATAAACTCGGACATATCTCTGTTTGTTTGTGTTATTTTTTCTTCTAGCTTTGCAGCCCTTGCCTCTGCCGCTTCTGCGCGAGCTTCGGCTTCTCGTAGTTCTTCGTCGGGTGACTTCGAGCCTTCGACATATGGCTCAAACTCTTTTAGTTCGCCCGTTTCTTCGTCACGACGTCGTATTTTCATTATTTAATCACCCCAGATAGCATTTTTATTGTGCCCGTGCCTGTCATTGTGAGGCGTAGGGTCGTTTTAATCTGCGGACTCGCATTTTCATACACAAACTCGGCTTCCTTGTTTGTGCCGTATATAACGTCCCCTGTGTTGGTCATAGGGACGTATGCCTCGTCGACGTTCCCAGCACCCATAAAAATATCGGCGGCAATCGTCGCATCTGGCGTATGCACAACCCAGGCTGTCACACCTAACATATTTTGAGCAGGCTGGAGAACGTAATAGCGTGCATCGGCAATCACTAGTGGCGTATCCTGCGCCGTTTTTGTTGCTGTTTTCGTGACCGCATACGCTGCGTTATACGTGTCTGTCGCCGTAAATACGAATGTGTTTGCGCCTAGTGCCAGGTCGCTTACTTTAATCGTGTGTGTCCAGGTACCATCCGTCCCGTTGTAAATCTCTACGGCGTCTTGGCTGCCGTGCTTAAACGTGACTTTTACGGCGTTTCCGTCGGGGTCGGATACTGACCCTTTGACCTGGATAGTGTCGACCCCGATAAGGTTCGTTACCGTCTCGAACGCATCGACCGTTAATATAGGGTTTCGGTTCGGTACGACATTAAACGTGCGCGAGTCTACAGCCGATTTGCCGCCCTTGTCGTCGATTGCGTACACTTTTAACGTGTGCGGTGTATCCTTCGACAATTCCTGCGTAACGGGTGCCCCTTCATAGTACAGGCGCCCAGCCGTGAACGTAAGGGACCGCGTGAAGTTAATCGCCGTTTTGCCATCCGATATAGCGAGTCCAAAATTGACCTCGGCTTCATTGTCAATCTGATAACGTACCGTTACGGCGTCCCCGTTATCCAGGTCGAACGCTTGCCCTTTGATAGTGAATACGCTCGCTTCGTATAACGTTTGGTTGTCCTCTGTCGTAAGGGCAATCGTCGGGTTATTATTCGCTGTAATGTCGCCAAAGAAGTTGACCGAATAAGTTTGTGTGTCATACGCGACAGGTGGGTAGCCAACGCTTCCAGCCTCTTTCCCAAATAGTACGCTAAACGTAGGGTCGTATAGTGTGCTAGGATTTGCTAGATTGTAACTAGTTGACTGTATCGTTTTCCCCGCTGACCATACGCCGTTATTACATTCACGCACCTGTATTTCGAGATACGCACCGTTCATGCGTTGTTGCCATGCAACAAATACCGTATTATTCTTGTCGACGGTTATTGACGGGTAGTTAGGGTTGTATGACGAGCTGTAGGATATGCTTGTTTGAATGCTCCATGTTAACCCGCCATCGGTCGACTTCGAATAGTAAACCGCGTTTGCGTTGGGCGTCCATACCAGATGAATGACGCCGTTTTGGTCAACAACGGCTGACGCACTATATTGTAGTACAGTGCCCCCATTTATAACCACTTTGTAAGTCCAATTACCCTCTTTAAATGTTGCGGAATATATTTGATAACCACCGCTATACGCTCGGAATACTACAGTTGGAACGCCTTTATACACTACAATTGTTGGGTCAATTCTGTCGTTACCCGTTGCGGCGTCCATACTTAATGCGGTAGGCGTATTCCATGTTACACCCCCATTACTAGACGCTGCATAGTAAATGTTAGTCGTGTTAGGGTGTGTTGCGTTTCTACATGCCCATGCTGCGTATAGATAGCCTGTTGACGGGTCTACTGTTAGGGTCACACCTGCTGTCATTGTTAAGTTGTTATGGATAATAGTTGTGAATAAACTGTTTATATCCGTATTCACAACGGTTGTTACATCTACCTTAGCATGACGTATTTGTGCCTGGTTCCACCCAGAAATAATGTGTAGCGTTGTGCCGTTCGCCACAATGGTAACGTCAAGCGAAGAACCTGGCAAGCTTGTGTACATTAATTGCCTGTAGCCTAACCCGTCGCGCTTATCCACATAAAAGTAGTGGTATCCTGCGGTTTTAGCTACAACTACTATCCAGCCATTAGACATAAGCGCTGTTTTACGCCCATTGTTACCCGATACGCTGTAGGGGCTATTAATGACCATGCCTTTAGGTAGGGGACCCGCAACGGCACCCCTCACGTACCAATAGTTGTCACTGTGTTTCCCGTTTACGGGGTACGTGCCATCCTCTGCGATAATATTGCTTTGTACGAGTGTCCCTTGTACTTCGTAGGAGCTAGTACCCCTATTTTCTAGCCTACGACGGTATAGTTTCGCATCTATACTGTTATAAGCGACGCCGCTGTTTTTAGCTTCCATCATGTCTAAGTCTATGGAATCTAGGTAGTATGCACGGTCGCCTGTCTTTATGTCGTCATAGGTGCTCCATTGCCCGCCACCTAACGTATACGTACCACTACTCGAATTCCAATACGCCGCCTTGTAAGCACCAGAAAACACCCCAGCGCTAAACTCGTTATACAGTACTTGTGGCGGCTCTGTGTACGTTGTGACTACTGCCGTCGTATATTTATTGTAATAATATTGAACCATGAATGAACCCCCTCTCTAGACAATTGCGACGCTGTACGTCGTCAAATTGCCTTTCTCTAAGTGTCCTTGCGCCGTATTTCGTACCATCGTAGAACGCGCGACTACAGCGCCTTTTTTGTACGAATTAATGAGCTGGTTAACCGTGACTGTTTTGTCGGCGTGGTTTACAGCCCTTACAATGACATACTCGAAGTTTACGTCGTCGGCAATCGTAATTTCATGATAACGATTGAAGCCTATTGTTTCGTCTAGCTGCAGCGTCGTTGTGCCTGCAGCATGGGCTGTAATCATGCGACCTTTTCCGCTGCCATAGGCAAGTAAATGCGGGTCCTTGTCGTCGATAGTATCGAAGAATGTCCCGTTATTCCCATCTGCGCGTCCGTCAATCGCCAGGTATACAGAATGTCGGTCGACTTCGCGCTGCATGTCTTTTAACCATGCCCAGGCGCCCAGGATACCGTCCTCGATATTGTTCATACGAATCTCCGTAAATCGTGTCCCTTGTTGAATGACTAACGGCTTACCTGTCGCTGGGTCAATCACTTCGGGGTCAATAATATGGTCCTTCCATATGTTTGCTACGTACGGGTTTGAAGGTACATACACCATTAGTTGACTTCCCCTTTCAATGTAAATTCAAAGACTATCGTGAAACCGTCGTCGCCTTTTATCACGTGTATAGCGTCACCTGCTAGCTCGGCGCCTACGTTATCTACGAGTACAGCCTCTGTAATCGTGCCTTGTACGTCGGCGATATACACGTAAATACGTATCGTGTCGTCTACGATGTGCGTACTTTTGATAGCGTAGGTCCGTAGCTCGCCGTCGATTTTTACTTTTGCTGCAACGACTGCCAGGACAATTGTGTCACGCAGTAATTCCAGCAGTCGCGGTCTAATCACCGTCATACAATAACCCCCCAGGGTAGAATGTGTTACATATCGGATACTCCACTGTGAAGCCCCGTTGTTTGAATTGCACCGTCGGGCTGCCTGCTATACGTTTACCGTATTCGTCCCTCGTTGTATGGAACATGTTGCAAATAGGCAAGGGCACCACATAGCCGCGCAGCTTGCCTGTGACAATGATTGCGGGACCTGTGATACGTAGCTGATAGCGTGCCCCCAGATGTGCATGTATTACGTCGTTTAATTGCTTTTGAAAGCTGCTTACATCGGCTGGATAGTCGCCCGTAAACTCAATCGTAAAAATGCCTGTTTGTAGGTCCAGGTCGATAATCAGCTCATTTTCGGTGTACGCCTTCGCAATACTGCGTATCATGGCGACCGAAAAGTTGCCGATACTTCGCAATTTCCCCAGCACTCGACTTCGACGTACGGCGTAGCTATCGGCTTCAATAGTGACAATACTTACGGCGCGTTCCCAATATTTGAGTCCCCAGGTCGCTGTCCGTACATGTAGCTGCTTTTTTATGTCCTTCGTATCGGCTCGCACGTTCGCTAGCTCTACGGCAATCGTGTGCTGTATCTGCTTGTATACCTCGGACGTATGATAGTAGTCTGGCGCGCTGGCTAGCATACGTTGGTAAATGACTTCGGTTGTCATATCGTCACAGCCCCTAGCTTCGGTGCCTGGTCCTCTGTGACAGGTACGTCGACCGTGCCGCCATTCACAAGTAAGTCGCTAAAATTAATAACCTCGGGTTGCGCGCCTAGCTGTGCGGCTATCTTGTTGTAACTGACAGGTAGTGGGGCGCCTTGTGGCAGCACCAGCGACTTTAGGTACAACTTTACCGCTTCGATAAACTTCGCTTTTACAGGCTCTGGGTCGACTTCTGGCACGTATACCACGTTTGCCGTTATGTCGATAGGCAGCGCCTCTGCAGCAAACACAAAGACCTGGGCACCTGCAGGCGCTTTTCCTTCGCCTATGCCCTGGCTGCCAGGGTCCAGGTGCGCTTGTAAGTCCGCTACGATGTCTGGCGTCGCTGGCTCGTAATTGTCGTCAACGACTAAAATTTTGACCTTTAGGGCGTCCTGCCAGCGCGATATGACTTTGACTTTCCCCACGCCTGGAATCTCTGACGACCATCGTACATAGTCGTGTTTATTGCCACCTGTATCGGGAAACGCGAGCTTGTATTCATAACGTGCCAGGGCGCTTTCGTTACTTTCCGTGTCGCGCGCCGTAATCGTTGTACCTGCATCGGTTATCTGTTTCACGCCTGGAATCGGTGGCACAAAAATAAATTCTGTACCTGCTGGAACATTGGTGATAGCCCCCGTACTCAAACACTTAATTTCGACTAACTGCGTCCCTGCTGTCGTAAATGTTACGGCGTTCATTACTTCGTATTCTAGTGGGTTCGCCTCGTCATCCAGCACTACAACCGATGCCAGGTAGCCTTTTGGCACAACGACACCAGGGTCCGCGTCTACCGACAAATTACGCTGGTTGGCAGTCGCTTGCATACGGGTTAACCCGATATGATACAGGTGCTCGTCCAGGTCCTCGTCCTCGGCATAGTGTGCGAAGCCCGCTTTTAACGTTTCATCGTTGTTAATCTGCAGTTGCTGTATTTCGATAGGCGTCGTGTTCACGGTATCGTATACAAAGTCACCAGGCTCTTTACGCCAGTTTTCGGGCAGCCGTTCCAGCATTCTTTCGCGTATGACTTCTTCTGTTTCTTCGTAACGTTGAATTGTGTTATCAGCCATTCAATGTCACCCCCTCAACGCGTGATTCCCCAAATATGTGTAATACCGTAAAGCTCGCGTATACTTCGTCGGCGTTTACGTGGTCCCCTTCGGCGGGGACATATGGCTCGTCGCCCGTTAGGTCTTTACGGCGTTTAATGTCGATGTCCTCGACTGCCGTTATCCACGGGTCATAAATGAGACTTTCGTTTACGGCGCGTTCTAACTCGGATATGCGGGCTTCTTCTGACAGGTCCCCAGCCCTTAATACGTGAAACGCGTCATTGCCGTATGTGTGGCTGCGGTCGGGGTTGTCGATGTCCGCATAAATTAAGTACATGCTGCGTACCGTTTGCTGTGCCTTTAACACGATTTGTACAACGGCTTCGCTGCCTGTTACTGTTTTGACGTTCCCTTGTGGGTCCATTACAAAGTCGCCTGCGTCCCAATCAAATACAGGGGACCTTTTTTCGTTTTCTTCTGCCACGTGCTAGCCCCCTTCATGAATGTTTAGTACGGCGTATTTAATGGTATCGCCTACGGCGGTCGGGTACAGGCTCACTTTATACCCTGCTGGAAGCGAAGCCCCTTGCGGCAGTACCAGGTCACTCGCCTCATAAGGGCGCCCGATGCCCTCTACTTGCACCGACGTAGCACTTACTACCGATGCCAGCGTTACGCCCTGTGTAAGCTTCGATAGGGCACCCCAGCGCATACTATCGTTGCTACCGACCATCTGTTGTACTAGTAGGCGGTCTCCAGGCACTAACGGGTAGCAGCTTACAGGTATTTCGAATAGG